CCAGCTTGAAGTGGTGAGCCAAGAGAGTACAGGTTTGAAAACAGCGATTCACCTGTCGTCACCGCAGTAGACGTTCCCGCTCCGGTGCCGCTTGTAATCGTCGTTGCGCCAGCAACAATCGTCCCAACTAACGGACGCACCCACCAACGATTGTTGACGTTGTCGTAACCGATTAGTGTCCCTGTGTTTGAGCCCTGTACAACAGCCTTACCAATGTCGCTAGAGACTGCCGCGGTATAGGTCGCACCAAATTGCAAAAGCAAAATACCAGAGCCTGGATACGCTGAATTATCCCAGCCAAGTGTTGCGAGACCGCCGCCTGACAAGAATTGCAAGGTCGCCTCATCAATAAACCAGCCGTTGATCATCGTGTAGTTAGTCGGTGTGCTGGCCGACATTGGTGGCTTGTACTGCATATAAGCCACGCCAGCGAACAAGCTCTCTAAATACGAATAGAGTGCATTCACTGAGTAAACAGTGGTGCCGCTAGTGTGCGTGATTCGGCTGTTTACGGTATCAATCGTAAAATCGGTTGCGATAGTCATAATTTCTTGCCCATAAAAAAACCCGCCGAAGCGGGCTGTGTTAATTAACGGTTAATTATTCTGGAAAATACGAATCGAGCAGTTTTAATCCGCTGTAATTTTCGATTTCAGCGTCTGTCAAATCAGACCTTTTAATGTCAAACTTTGCGCGCTCATCATTGTCGAGCCAGCCATAGCACGCGACAATTGCTCTGAATTCCTGTGGCGTTAAATCTGCCCGCTCTTTTGTTGCGGCAGTCCAAAATAAATTCTGATTTTCTTGAGAGGGTGAAATATTCATTTTATGAGCCTATGCTGTCCTGAATTTGATTGACAATAATTGATAGGCCGGCGTTCGTAATAACACCGGATGTTTCGTATGGAACATATTTGACTGACCCGTAATATCTAACGCGAACCGTGACGTTGACATTGGCCGACCACGGGTATGTAAACGACACCGTGCTACTCGCCGCAGTTCCGCTTGCTAGAACGGCATTGGTAGCGCTATTAATTACCGCCCACGTCGAGCCAACAACAATGTTCGACAGCGAAACGGGCGCGGATACATAGGACGAAACGTTTGAGCCAGCCGAACCAATTGACGACGCAATCAGACTAATCGTTACCAGACCAGTGCCGCTATTACTGACCGTTCCAGAAATCGTGCAATTAGTAAAATTGACAGTAACGGGAGTGTTTGTGTTGTAGATCAGATTTCCGGTGATGGTGACGTTTGTTAAATTGGTCGGAGTCGCTTGGTTCACGTTGCCGATGACAGATAAACCACTTTGAATAGCACTATTGGCGGTCAGCGTACCCGTTGATTTAATGGTCGTTAATTTTGAACCCGCAGTTAAATACTCAAGGCCAGCGATATTTAATGAACCAGCATTTGCAGTGCTTCCACTGGCGTTGACAATTTGATTGGTAATGCCTAAAAACTCCAAGTTTGATTGCGTCGCAGAAGCTTTGTAGGCTTTCATGCAATCGTACAGATCGTCAAATGACGACAGCGCAAGAACGGAGATAGTGCCAGAGCCAGTTGTGGAAACAGCAAAATTTGATGCGAGCTTTGTCGTGGCTGCCGCCTGCGTCATCGTCACATACGAATCAGCGATCAGCGTATTGCTCAGCAAGTACGGCGTTGTGTCGCTGTGCAAAACAACGCTGATAGGCAGGACACTATAGTTGTAGTGCCAAGCGTAAAACGTAAAATCGTCTGAACCCTCGGTGTTCGTTTTAGACCGAAGGTCTTTGATGTTTTCGCCAGTGTTGTTTGTGAAATCGCTGTTTGCGATTAAGTGAGCCACTGCACAAAGTAATATCGAGTTGGCTGTACCCATGAATTGAGCCGTGCCGGTTGCGTCAGACGACTGGATATAAATTTTGTCTGCAGTATTATCAATTGATTGCTGGCAAAGGTTATAGAGACGACGCTGCCCGTTGTTGGTGTCCCTCATATAGACCACCACGTTTTGAATCAACGCCCCAGCTTGTGACTTGAATGTTAATTTCGCCTCGTTGCGCACCTCGACATACCCTTGAGTCTGGCCGGCTGTGACGTTATGCGTAGCTATTGGAATCGAAGAACCGACGGATAGATTTACCCCGCGCAACAGCGATCCCGCAAAGAGATTTAGCCCCTTTGCACTTGCGCTGGACTTGAATCCGTAAATCGTTAAAAAGGTGCTCTGCCTTGCATTTGGAGCTTGACTTGTCGTCACGGGGTTTGATTCAGTCCCTGACGTTGCTCCATAAGTCAGTCCAGCGACACCTTGAAGATTGAATGCGGGTGGCGTTGTCAACACCACATTGGTGTTAAAAATAATCAGCGCGGATTGTGGGCTGGTACCGTAACCTCTGACAGTCAATCCATTAACGACCAAACTAGCCGCTGGGCCAAATCCCATTTGGTTGGCCTCGGTAACTTGCCCACTTGGTGGATAGATAACCTCTAGTACGGCGTTCGGGCCAATATAACCGGTCAAATATCCAGTAATAACGCCGCCATTGTTGTAGGTGTTGTTTCCACCAAAGCTGGAGTATGTAGAGACTCGAATAATACCGGAGTACCAATTCAAAGTGCCTTGATAAAAGTTCACACCTGCGGTAAGCGAATAGGCATTTCCTGCGTTTGACTGCGTGATTATCGCCTCGCCCGATGCGGCATAGGTAAATCCATTTTGTGTTATTGGATTTCCAATTTGCAAAACTGCCGAGTTTGATGCAGGAGCAATCGTTGTATTTCCTGATCCGAGCACAAGACACTCGATTTTTGGATCGATGGTTAAATTGTTGTATACAAGCGATGCGTTGGCGGGAAGCGTGTAGTATTTTTTCTGAAAAAGCGTTGACGGCCCAACCGTATAAACCGTTACCCCGGAAACTGACGATAACGATGCGAGGCTGGTGTCAGTACCAGTTTGGGTAATAATGTTGCTTGCAATCGCAAAGGTCATGTTTTACTACTCACTAGACACCTGATTGATAGAAGTTAAGACGCCGTTGGAGTACGTCATCATTTTGGTAATGGTGCTCGTACCATTAAAAAACGTTTCTTGAATCAGCAAACCGTTTAACCAGTCAAACGTTTTGTATAAACCGCCTGCGTAATCCACTCGCAAAAGAAGCCCGTTTTGATCTCGCGTAAATTGCGGATCCGTCAACTGAATAGCCGACTGCGAAACAGGTGTCATCGCTAGTTCGATAGAAATCAAACTTTGAACGATAGATAGCTCTACCGAGATCGCCGACGATACAGATAATTCAAGTGAAACACCTAACTCAGACGATTCCAAATCAACCGAAATTGTCTGCGCAGCTGTTAATTCAATCGTGCGACCAGTGCTTAAAAACTGATCTTGATAGACTAAATCGACGCTCATTTTGTTACGTCATCTTCGACTGCGATTGAAAACGTTTCAGTAGATTGCACGATCCCGTTTTGTGTGAACTGTATGTCACAAACCAATGTTGTTGCAGGCCACGCCGCTGTTTGCGTTGCTGTCGCAGTCAATGAGAAACCACCTATAAAAGCGGTTTGCGCAACGGTCAAATTTTGCACCAACGTGCCAGCCTGCGTCCTAACCTGTGATGCAATTGTCATCCCGTTAACAGATGTCGCAACACCGTTTACCTTGTATGTACCGGCGAGCGAAAACGTATCCCCGCGCTTAAAGCCGGTGATTGTGCTTGTTGTCATTTTGGCTTACTCGATGAGTGAATTCCAAAGCGCTAAAAGCTTTGGATAGTTGCTATTCAATACTTTCTGATCTTCAAGATTTGCCGCCTCAATCGCGCAAAGATCTCGCATATCCTGTTCAGTGCATTGTCCCGTCAAAACCAAATCGGATTGCCCAGTGCTCAAATATTTCTCAAGCACCTTGGGTCTATCCAGCTCAGCAAACAACATTGCAAGCTCTCCCGACTTGCCGAATCGATCAATTACAGACTGCTTATCCGCAACAATTCCGTTTCTATAAATATTGGTGCCACAGACGGAGTGCAAGCCACCAGCTAAGCAAACTTCCGAGCGTTGGCCGACAGAATTTAAAAGATCGTATGTATGAAGCAAATGAGCTCGCAAATTTCGACGAGAGTGTGGCGCATTGTGAGCGCCGTTTTCTGTCAAATAAACCTGCAGGCCGTCTCTAATCGGGTCCAGCCCAAAAGGAGCCATCTTAAACATGAGCGTTACCCGAAGCTCTGGACAAATCCTCGAAACGGGCTTTGCAACGTGAAACGCGTTCCCGGCAAAACAAAGCCCAGAATTGAATTTTGGCAACTCCGCATGAACAATCTCGTCGCCGTTGTAAATAACTGTCTCACCGCCCCACTCTCGCCGCCAATTCTGGTTTAGATAAATGACAACGGTTAAATCACCGTTTCTCTCTGAGTCCGTATGCGGATAGCCTTCTGTTCCAAACGTGTGCGCATTGGCATAGCACCTCAACAGCGTCATGCCAGCGCCGACATCCTTTTGAATGTGCGACCACGCCTGAGCCATGAGCGGGCTCAATGATTCGGATATATCCAGTCCGTTTTCGACCGATCCGCCGCCATAATCGTGATTCCAATGCGCGTATCCCATCGACAAAGTAGACCGATGACCATACTTAAAACCGTTCAATAAGACTTGCCTGCTAATTCTGACCCCAAGTTCATGAGGCAAGATCGAATGGATCCTGCGCGGCAGATTTAGGACCATAAAACAGCTTCAACTTGATCGTTAGTCGTTGCCGCCGCAATAGAAGCCTCGAGCGTTGCTTTTTTAGCAATACACGACTGGATCCAAGCCTTCATATCCACCGCAACCTGTTGAATTTGCGCCGCCGTATGCGGCAAGTAAGCCCACGCACCCGCTGAATCTTGACAAATTTGCAAGGTCGTCCAAGTGGACGCAATGCCGGGAAGCAAACTTGCTAGGACGTTTGCTGAAATGTTCTGTTGATCTGTGATTTTGCTTGGGTACGTGTGCAACGATCCCAGAGCAGACGACGAAAAACCGGAAGTAATTGCTTTGGCACATGCCGCCGTAATGATGGCCGACTGCTCAGCTTGCACCGTTGTAAGTGGCAAATCTGGCGGAATTACGCTTGCGCCGGACGGCAGAGCGCCCAACGTGGACATTATATTCTCTGATCCATCTGAAAGCCAATACTTTGTTCCTCGCAAATCCCGAATTTGAGCCCAAGTCGAACCGCCAAAAACTCGTGCATATCCAACTTGCGCGGTTGGCGGCGCTAAAGTTGTGGCATTGGCTGGAATCAAATAGACTCCTTTTTCTAGGGGAGACAAATCCGCCAAAGAGGTAAATAGATACTCGCCGGTCGTGCCGTCATAATTGTAAATTTGCATGATTTTCAGTATTTGATGATGAACATTAAAGCGATGTTTTTGGGTCGAGTCTCTGCGCCGCCCGTGTAAGAGTCGTTGCCGTAAGTCCCGCCAAGCTCATTCGTCATAAAGCCAACGCCAGTAGGATCCCACGCTGCTCTTGAGAAGTTAATCGCATTGAAGTACGGGCTAGTGTTATGGTTGTGGCTTGCAAAAAGGTCGGACTGCGACGAACCAAAAGCACGCCCTGAATCGACCCCTCGTCCGTGATCCCAGCCTCGTGGAAAATACCCACGCAGGTCAGGAATTCCAAAAGTTGTTGATCCATCACCCACGCCGAACGTGGTGCCTATTGCCGCAAAAAGTGACGCGTAAGTTGTTCTAGATAACAGTGCGCCGTTGCACTCTAAATAGCCCGTAGGTGCTACGGAGGCCGCCCAAGTAGCTATTGCGCCAGCCGGAAGTCCAGCAGACACGCTAACTGTGCCGACATTCGTAACCTGGCCTTTTGCGTTAACGGTAATTACAGGAATGTCTGATTGATCTCCGAACGTACCTACTGATTGATTGACCGTTGCCAGCGTCAAAGCAATCGTGGCATTGCTGCCGCCATCGATGCTTACCGCTCCCGTTGCGTCACCCGTTACAGACAGCGTAATGGCGTTTGCCCACTTGACGGCAGCTGCCACGGTGATTGCATACAAAGAGCACAACGCAGTCCATGTAGTGCCACCGTATTTTTCCCAATATTTATTTACACTGTTCCAGCGTGTGGCGTTAGTCGGAACATTAGCCGGGCTCGTGTAAGCGGGATCCAGCCCTAATGCTAAGTCGTTGTGGATTGCTGAGATTTCGGGCAATACAGACGTATAGGCGTCCGTAATCACCGGCTTAGAAAAGTCGGATGTGTTCGTCATTTAATCCTCGATTAGTAGCCTGTGGCGGCCCAAGAAACGGTGCCGGAAACCCTTACTCCGGCAGCGTTATATAGATAAACTTTGAATGATGTCGGTGCAGCTGATCCATTAAAATCATAGATGGCTGTTAATGCCGAAGTCCCTTTTGGCGTGACACTAATGCTAGTCACATCGACAAACGGTTGATTAAATAATACTGTCGTGCCGTTCGCATCTGTTGCGTTAACTGCAACAGTTCCTGAGTCGCTAATCGACTTAAGATCGAGCTTAACTTGCAAGCTCGTCATTGAGACCAGACCAAGGTTATCCGATGATGTGACGGTCACTCGAACCTTGATGTATCTGAAATTTGTGAGGTACGCGGAGCTGGTTTGCGTTGCCCCAAAAGTCACCCCGTCTAAACTTGCTTGAAAAGTGGTGGTTACTGCCGGAGATCCAGCTACCGTAATGATCGTCGGTATGATTGTCGCGCTTGATGTCCCAATAACCGCACCAAAATCAAACACTTCTTCGTAATAGCCAGACGAGACAGTCGGTTGCGCATAATCAGCAAAACCGGCGTTAATAGCATCTTGAAATGTTGACCAACCTTTTGAGGTGAAATGGCTTGCCCATGTCGACGTAGTGTCGACTGGCATCATCACAGCGCCTTCGTCTAGCACTGAGTGGTTATATGTGCCGTTAAAGGTGCTGTACGTTGAACTATGTAAAACGTAATTGGTTGGAGCCGCCACCGACACGGTGATTGCGCCCGGTGTCCCAACATTACCAGCCGTATCAACACCCGCCACCCAATATGTGTAATTTCCAGAGCTTGATTCAAAAACAGTAGTAAACAGACCTGACTTTGTGCCTATTAGCTCTGCCGTTGCAAACGTATCGCCTTTATAAATGTTGTACGTGTCGATCGGCAATGTTTGCTCTGAACTCGTCCAGTACAAAAGCACATTGTTATCAACACAACTGCTCGTAACAGTCGGCGCAGTCGGCGCTGTAATCGTCAAAGACACTTGCGCATAAAATCCAACATTGCCCGCCACGTCAACCGCTGCCACAGAAAAACTCTCAGTCCCAGACCAAGTTACGTTGGATTGATAACGTGTTGTAAAAATGGATCCAATTTTGGTGGCCGCTACCGTCGCATTGTGGCGGTGATAAACAACATAATGATCAATAGCAAATAGGCTTGTTGGAACCGTCCACGACAAAATAAAATCGCCGCTTGATATTCTTGCCGAAAGTTTAGGCGCAGTAGGCGGTGAAATATTTAACGTTGAAAACTTGCACGTCTTTGAAATATTAAAAAAGATATTTCTGGACGCAATCATGAAATTGTATGAAGCGTCCTTTAGCGGGCTGACGAGAGTTGTGTTGCCGGTGAAGTATCCCAAAAAAGTACTATTTGCCCAATCTGTACCATATCGAATTTCATAATCGTAGAGCATCGGGTCATTTACTGACGTCCAGGTTAACTTCACGCCATTGGGTGTTTGTATTGCGTCAAAACTCGTTGGTGCCGATGGATAGATCTGTAGGGGGTCAGGTATCGTGAACGATGACGTAGTGGTCGTTGAAGTAAAGCCAACGCCGCTAACCGCTTGAACTGAAACGGAATAAACTTCACCAACGGCGCAATTATCAATATCAAAACTTAACTCGTTTTGGACAAAACTTACAGTTTGCCCACCGGATTTGGTGTAACTGACGTTGTATCGACTAGCGGATCCAGACCATGAGATTGTTGCACGCAATCCGGCCACCCCAATGTCAATCACGTATCGGGACACAGCAAGAGACAGGTTGCTTGGCGCGGACGGGACAGCCGTTAAAGTGCTCGTCGGATTTGTCGTCAATGCAATATTTCTTTCAACGTAATCGTACTTCGATGCGTTGTACTGAATGGCTGACACTTCTATCGTGTCATCGGCAGTTTCAGAAACAGAAACCACTCGCCATGTTTCGGGCTCAAGATCAGCTTCGGATAGCATGTAGATAGCATTCGACACCGGTGTTTGCGTAAGCGCCGCCGACAAAGTGACGGTAGATCCAGCTACGGACTGAATAGAGCTGCTGCCAATCGTGCCATCCGGATACGCAACATAAATCATTTGGTTAGATGCGGTTGGAGAATAGGCCGCATCTAAAGTGAGGGTGGTTAGGTCGGTAGAGTAATCAATCAGTCTGCCACCCATTCGCACACCTGCGCGATTCGGGTCTGACGTGCGTATGATTGCTCCGGGATAAACGTAGCATCCATCAATACCGGTTCTAAAACTAACCGTTTCCGTTTCGTTTTGCTCGGTATACAACAGCCATTTTCCAAATCGATGCGCTTGGCCTCGGCTAGTACAGCCCATCGCCACAACATCAGCTTGAATAATCCCATATTTCGCAACGGCAGCATCGTCTTGCACGTACTCAATTGCTTGCTTGTAGTAATTTGCGGGATCGTTCCATGTCACCAAAACAACGGTGTGCCGCGACTTTAAACTGGTCCCTTGATACTTGAATGCGCCGCCGATGACATTGGCAGGAGCGAATATTTGCACAGGATCAGCTGGCGCATCCTGAGATACTGAAATGCCACCAGCCGACCAATAAATAATGGCTCTAAATACGCTTGCGAAGTTTTGCAGCACTCGATAAGCATCATCTGCTTTTTGAATAACCAGATTGCAGGTAAATCTTGGCTCAGTGCCTCCGAAGCCATCATCGACTAACTCGTCGCAATACTGACCGATTGAGTACAAAGCCCACTTATCAATCATTGTGGTGTCAATGTTGCCACCAACACCATAACGAGTGTTAGTCAACAAATCATAAAAACACCAAGCCGGATTATTTGAGTATGCAAGCTTAAACGTGCCGTCCCATGTGCCTGAGTAGCTGCGCGACGCTGGGTCATAATTCGAGGGCACCTCAATTGATAGCCCATAAATTTCGTAGGCGCGAGTTGGAATGGCAGAGAACTGGCGAGCATCAATCGAAATGCCAGCGATGGCCGTGTGCCGATATTCCACCTTTGTAGAAATGATCGACGTGTAACTTTCAAAATACAAATCATTCTGGGTATAGGACGATCCGCTGTCGCCGGATGTTCGACGAACTCGAATTTGCCATGGACCGGATGATGACGAAACACCGCCATCACCTCCGCCATCACCTCCGCCATCGCCATCGCCGTCGGGAGAATCGCTTGACGCGGCGGCGGCGGCAGCATCGGCAGCGGCAGCCGCATCAGCGGCGGCGGCTTCGGCGGCAGCCGCATCAGCATTTGCAGCCGCCTCAGCTGCGGCATTGGCCGCTGCCTCAGCGGCGGCGGCTTCGGCTTCTGCCTCGGCAGCTGCAGACTCAGATGCGGCAGCCTCGGCTTCGGATGCCGACTCAGCCGCTGCCTCAGCTTCAGCCGCTGCCGCTTCAGCCGCAGCATTAGCCGCTGCAGCAGCATCACTGCTTGACGAATCGGTGCCGGCCGAAGACCCGTCTCCGCCATCACCACCATTTGATGCCCCGCCGGAATCACCCGAACCGGATCCGCCCGAACCCGACCCGCCAGATCCAGATGGGGCAACAGGGTCCAAATTGACGTTATCGATTACACCGCCAACGCCAGACGTAGGTATTAAATAGCTGCGAGAGTATTTGCTGGTGGTTTTGCCAGATATGGTGTCATCCACCATTTTGTACCAACCACCTCCATTGATATTTAGATCGATTTTGTAGTGAACTGACGAGCCACTAATATCACCTGTTTTGCTATCGGTATGCGTAAGTTGCGGCACATAAACAGTGACTCGAATGTAGTCAACGTTGGCATCCGTGACAGTTTTAACGATTGGGGTAGCCTGATATACCTTTGTCGCTACCGAAACAGTCGATTCGATGTTGCCAGAATCGCCCGACAAAGACCCAATACCTAATTGATTTCCGGCAATATCACCGACCGAATAGGCAAAAGTGGCGTTATCAAAATTCCAATTTCCGTCGGCATTTTGCAATGGCGTCTGGTCAAGATAAACAGACTGAGCCCCGTTTACAAGACCATTAATCGGACCTTCGCACAATGCGTCGAGCAAAAATGCCATTTCCGAAGAACGAAGCGTATCACTTGCCTCGCTTGCGCCGCTTCCGCCAGATCCGCTGCCACCCTTGCCGCCACCACCGTAGCCAATAATCTCGCTCATATCTGGCCTTTGAACGTCGAGCTGTTAGAGGTTGACGTATTCGTCCAATCAACTGCGAGATCGTAAGAATAGAGGCCGGATGATATGACCTGTGAGCCTATCATTACTCGACCGTAAACGATCGGCACACTGTTGCCTTGATTGGTTGTGTTAACTGGTCCATTAAATGAATAGCTTGGCGCATTGCTGGGCTGAGATAGCAATTTGGATATACCGCCCAAAATCAGAGTTGCGCCAAAAGTCAAAGCCATTGCGCCCATACTGGTGGTGGTGAGCGATAAACCTGTCGTGCCAGAACCTGCTAGGAAGGCATCAATAGATTCAAACGACTCAGTCGCAACGATTGAAGCACCGCCAGTCACAAACGCAGCCGCAATTAATGCCACGCCAGCCAAAATAGTAGTTACGCCGTTACCGGCACCAGATTGCAGGGGAACGATGCTGATCGTGCGACTACCGGGCAATTTCAACTCGTCCTTGCTCTTTGCCTCAAACCCGTCGATCAAGATTTTGTAACCAGGCCTATGCTCGACCAATGATTTCTTAAATTCAGGATACAAAGCCGCAAATGCACGAATAGAATCCAGTGGGCCATTAACATCCAGCCGATGAACTCGCCCGAATTTTTTACCGAGGTGTCCGTAGAGTTTGACTGTTTTAAGCATAATTTTTGTGACGTACTATTTTTCTGACCGCACGCTGCCATCCGCCGCCGTAAACGTCACGACTCGAAAGCCTGTTTGTGCAATGTTGAATAATTTGATTGTTTCCGATGTAAACCGCGCCGTGATTGATAACGGGCGATCCAATTTGCATTAGTAAAACGTCATGCTGTTGAATCTTGTCGACTTCGAAAAATCCGGCTTGTTCAAAGTTATCGACGTACATATCCTCGCCACGTAGCCACCATTGACGCTTGCGCCTAAAATTTGGTATCTCAATACCGCATTCGATTCTGAAATAGTCACGAATTAAGGTGTAGCAATCTAATACGCCATGAGCAAATGTGCGTCCAATTAGAGGTGCGCTGTAACCAGTTGGAGACCATTCATAAATGGCCCCAGTGGGTTGATTAACGATCAGCCACGGGACTCCACTCGTTTCGCACGAGACTAAATCGGCCTCGCTTGGCACCGCAGGCATATTGCAATGAGAATGACACAACCGGATAATCTCGCCCGCGTCTTCTGCTCGAGCAAAATCTTCGGCGGCGATCGTGAAGCTAATTTCTTTGGCTTCTGAAACGTTCTTTGCTGGAATGTATCGCTGCTTTCCTTGCTTAATAATCACCAATCCGCAAGACTCGAGCGGATACTCCGACTTCGAGTGCGACTGTATCGCCTCGATAATATGATCTTCCAGTGGAATCATTGCGTAACCAGCCCACAGCCCGGAAAGCCACCAAATGGCAACACGGCAGTATCACCAAATCGTAATTTGCAATCGGTCAACCGTTTACCGCAAACATCACTTGATGCCGAGCTCACCTGATTGCCTGAAATATCAAAATAATTTGTGCCTGTGTAGCCACAATCAGCCCCACGGTAAACCCACGTGCAGCAGTTTTGAATAAATTGCCTTCGTGGAATTTTCACCGAAACCATATCAATTGATGCAGATAGTTCATAGGTCATCGTATTTGCATCTTCATTTGATTTGCGATCCACGTACCAAATTTCTTTTGGCAGTATTTGAGTTGGATCCGCGCTCGGGTTTCCAGAACTAAAATTTACGGAATCCAAAAACCTCGCAAACGTTCGAATTCTTGTTAATTTGCATCCGGCAAAATCACCGTATTGTCTTGCAAGCGCACCCATGTAGCCCCCGACGTTTGAGACAGTTACAGTAGGCCTCGGTAGCGATCCAGTTGCTGATTTTTTAAAGCCCTCGGCTTTGATCGGGAATTGAGAATACGTTACGCCATCAAATACAACGTCGTTTCCAAGGCTGTTAATTCCATTGTGAAAATAAACAATGTCGCCGCCCTGAGTGGTTAAATCAAATTGAAATAGCTCAATAATCGCGGACGGTTCCAGCGATTGAAGCTCAGCGCGAATTGTTGTCATTGCGTCGACTCACTAGTCCAATCATCGGTAGTCAAAACCACGAATACCAGCGATCTTAAAATCCACGCGATCACTGAGAGAATCATGGTTGTGCTCCCTGTTGATCTGGCGCAACATAATTAGGATCCTGTGGCCACGCTGGCGTAACCAATGGGATAAGGTCTTCGACAGTTGCAGCGGCGTTGATCGCGGTCACAGCAGTCTTGGCGGCAGCGCGAACCGAAGCCCGCCAAGTTATCCAAGCAGCAGGAGCCACGTAAGTCGGATCATTGGCTTTGCGACTATCCATGTAGTCTGTCGGTTGAAGGATTGACCATACCGAATTGTTGATTGTGGACACGGCGTTAGCTTTCAGCGTCACCAAGTCTTTAGCCGTTGCTGTGTACGTCCCGTCGCCGTTATCCGTTACCCAGTAATAACGGTCATCAGGACGAGGCTGTTCAGCAATCTCTACGATACCGATGGCTTGCTTTTCTTCTGGCGTAGAAAGGTTTAGCCAATTAGCCGGATACTGGATGTCGTTGTGTGTAAACGCCACCCCTGTCTGTAATGTTTTTCCGTCGAGTTTGAACATGATTGATCCTAGAAAGCTAAAGAATTTTTGAAAGGATTAGAAGCAAAGGCAGCGTAGATGTAAGTACCGCCGGAAGCGTTGACCGTAGATGCGTTTACGATGTTGAATCCGTTTGCCAGTGTGTTAACCGTAGAGGACGTTGCTTCAGCGTTGCTTGAATCGGTCAACAGATAACTTGCGCCAGTATTGTATGTATTCCGAGCCGTATCCCAAACGTACCAATCACTTGTGGAATCAGTGCGTTTAATCAATATATAACGGGGCTGAAACCCTGTGTACACAAAAGGTCCAGATGTACTTCC